AGCAATGACCTTCAGTTCAAAGTCAGTGTAAGTCTGATCCAATACAGACCGAACAGCACGGACAAGTTTTTCATCACGACGGGAGGCCGCACCCGGATATTGGCCTAAGAACGAAGGAACGACACAGGTAAATTTCATTCTTCAGGCTCATTAAATTGAACAACCGGCTCTTTTGGTTTGGCCTCTTCCATCTTCAAAATGTATTCTTCGGTTTTGGCCTTTACTCTTTCGGATATGTATTCTTTTGCCATGTCATAAATCCATTGCTTTTCTTCGATCTCCAGTTCATTGAAGATCGATTCAAGATTTGCCCACAGGACAGCGTTATACTTAGTCGTCAGCCCCTGTGATATCAACAGTCGGACATTTTCTTCGCTGTAGCCCCGGAACGGATTGTAATCATTTTTTATCCTTATGACCTTCAGTTCTTCGGGCCGGTCAGCGTACAGGAGTTCGTTAATGTCATCCTCTATTTTCGCAATGGTCGATGTTGAGGCTCCGGCATCTTTTGCCTGTTTCAATTCAAGCATCAACTCGGTCTGTGATTTAAATTTAAAATCCTCCGGATACTGGTGTTGAAGAATTATCCCGTCCCCCATGTCAACAAACGTTGCGATATCTTCAACCACAAACTCCCATGTAGTCGAAAGCGACTGAGCAAACGGTCGCAGGGTGTCGTTAATATTGTCCTCTGTTATCCGCACTTCTGTTGCTGTCGAACTCAGTTCGTTCCGGGTCATCAGCTCTTTGTTGAACATCATCAGGAACACCGAAGCCCGGAGATTCTGAACATACTGCTCCTGGAACTCAAGTAACTCAATCGGAGGTGATTTATAAACAAGCAGCTTTTCGAGGTCAATCATCTCAACAGGATCGCGCGGCAAGTCCAAAGTGACAACGTCCATTGTAGATGTATGAATCGGTTCTTTACCCGTTCCGCCGCAGGTTCCGCAAGCCTTTCCGTCTAACAACGTTCTTGCCCCGTGACATTCAGGACAGGGATTGACATAGCGGAACCTCTGAGGGAAAGCCGTCATAGCCGTCGAAAGATCCAGTTCGCTGTCTATCTTCAGTGTCTTATTCAGGTAAGGAATCACATCATGAAAAGAGGATATAAACGTCCGACCCCGAGTCTCGCCGTCAGGCTTATAGCCAAATCACCGGGCCGGGATCTTCTTTCCTTTCGGTTTAAAAAATTCGACAAGATAGTATTTACCTGCTATCTCAACCCCACCCGGAAGGTCTGAGGTAATATCTATAGTTGGTTTATCTTCGACCTCAGTAAACTGGATTGTATCCTCACCCAGATAAATAGTGTACTTAAACCCTTCTTTCGGTTTGCCCTCTTTGTCAATCCATGAGATCGGAAGCCGCACAACCAGGTATTGAAGAATGTTATTCTTAAACTCGAACATTATCGCTTGCTCCGATGTAGCGATAAACGGATAAGGTTTTGCTTTCTCGACTTTCGGATCAAATGTGTCAAACTCGGTAATCAAAAAAGCGTTCGGGTCGATATAATTGTAATCCACATAAGCATATTCCAGGAACTTTTCAAGCGATCCGTCACCCCAGTAAGTGCTTATGCGATCTTCGACTAATTTCAGGTTCTCTTCTGATTTATCGGTTTCCCAGTCAATCACTCTGACCTTCGGCTTCTTTCTTACGGCCTTCTGAAATGGCAGCTTTGTAGATGCGAGTGTCGGAGGGATGATTGAGTTCGTCAGCCTTTTGCGTTGTTCAAACTCTTCTTCTGATTCGCGGGTAACAATTCTTTCCAATAGGTCGCTTATGCCGTCACCTGTGACCATTTTATAATACATATCCGCTAACTCACAGACACGCTTGTAATCTTTGTGTCTGACACCCCCGGCAATGATGCGCCGCAGTTCCTGGAATCCTTCGAGTTTATTCATTTGTAATAGTTATTAAATACCTCAATTAGCAGGTAGGAAGCTCCGTCAGATAGGTGTCCATATTTCTGATATCTGTCACCTGTCTCTTTGTCGGTAACAATATGCTTATCCTTTGCTCCGTTTATGTCCTGCTTAACATACATCATATCCGCGATCATCAACTTACAGCTTTCATCAATGATTACCTTTATCGGTAATTTCTCTTCAAAGATACGATTTATAAAGTCTCTGGATTTAATTACTGACGGATTTTGACGCATCATCCGTGCTGATCCTTTATTCAGAAACCTTCTTAGCTTAAACTCAATGATCTCATAGTGATGTTTAAACTCTTTGTTCATTGTAGAACGCGCCTTGCCCGAAGCATCACCATAATAGTAAATTGTTGACTGATGATGCGCATATCGCATTAAAATCTCATCACAGACCTCTTCTGTTGAGTTCCTGGGGTTCTGAAGGGCGATCTCATCAATGCAATACGAATACCAGACCTCACCTTTTCGTTCAAACTGCCATATAGAACACGAGTTATAAGGCACTGAGTTCTGGTCAAAAGAAATATGCAAAGGCTTTGTTTTGTCGTATTCACATTTTGAGACGTGTTTCAGCCGGTCAAATGAAGAATAGAATTCTCCCCCGACAAGCGTAAAAGGATTTGCATATATCAATGCCCGGCCCCGTTCCTCAGTATTGTTTGCTAAGATGTTGTTTATGTAGTTCTCCCCGACGTTGTGAACGTTATGCCAGGTTGAAGAGATACACACAAACTTGTCATCTATCCGCTTGTAAAAGAAATCCGTTTTACTGTAAATCTTCGACGTGATTTCGTCAAGGTGTTCTTCGAGTTTGAACCAGGTGTTTATCCAGTCAACCTTTGCCGGTGAGGTTGCAATGAATAAAGGATTGTATTGTTGCTCCGGCGTTCCTTTGTCTGACAACTCCCCATCAATAAGAAACATCCCCTTTTGCCTGATACGTGCAATAACTATCTCCTTAACATCTGATTCATCCGTATCCTTTGTTTCATCCAATACAGCCCAACCAAATTCTTTTCCTTCGTGTGATGCTGCCCGTTCAAGTGAACCGATAAAAATAACACATCCATTGATAAAAGAGATAATCCCATAATAGTCATCAAAGTTATGACCTTCGACATTAAAGTGTGACGGCGGTTTCTTCCCTACAACATAGTGACCTTCAGGATGCGATTCTTTATCATATTCGACGATTCCGATTGACTTCCAGTATTCACGAATGCGAAATAAAGTTGACTGAACGAGCTGTAAATATGTGTTCGCCCCCACAAAGCCCCTGACCTTTGGAAACTTTCTGATAAGCTGATAGGTCTTTATTCCAAGTAAATGAGTTTTTCCCGATCCAACGCCTGAGAGAAATAAATTAATCGGAGCCGTTGACTGCAATATGCTTTTTTGTGGGGCTGATACAACTTGCTCTATCATTTGATGATTATATCAGGCAATTGAGCAACATTGACCTTTAATTCTGTTTTGACCGGAGCATCAAAACCCAGCATCTTTGAAATGCTGTCGAGAGCTTTCTGTTTGTCGAACAGTTTTATCCTGATGTATTCAACCTGAATCGGTTCTTTCTCTTTTGAATCAGGATTATATTGATATTCGTACCTGATCTTTGTATCAATTTCAGCAATGGATGACTTTTGGTCGTCAGTAAGTTCGTCAAACTCTTTTCTTTGAATCCATGTATTATGAAGATCACTTATAGAAGAAAAGGCGAGTTTCTTGTGTTCATTCAAAACCCTCAATCTGCTAACACCCGCTGTTTCAGCAAGATTGTCCTGCAATTCCTTAATTCGAGCCTGAATGTTCACTTTTGTTAACAGAGTTGAAGCAATAGAACGGGCTGTATTTTCTGAATATCCTGATCTTATCGCGGCCTGAGTTCCATTAAAGTCAATGCAATATTCATAACAGAATCTTTCCTGTTTATCGTTTAATTGCAGTATATCTTCTGTTTCTTCACTCATTTTTTTTCTTTAAAATACTCCTTCATTTGAGCCTTTGTTTTTATGCATTTAGGAAATTTTCTCCATTTTGCATTGTTTGAATAAGGCTTTAAACAATATTCAATCCTACGCTTACCCTTTCTTATTAAAATAGTATTCATACTGCAAAGGTACAAATTATATCAATTGACTGTCAAAATCATAATTAACCGTTCCAATGTTATAAACCGGAGTACACCGGCTGACAAGTTTTATCAAATCCGCTTCAGCCTCCGGTATCTTAAATTCAATACATTTCCTTTTGATGTAATCCAATGAGGGCTTACTGCCGTCACGGTGCATCTCTTCAATGTCAAGTAGAATATTCGCTGCAAAAATTAAATCTTTTATTATCATCTGTAAATTCTTTTCATGCCGTCAATCTCGATCATGCTGATATCAATATAATTACTCCCTAAAATAGTACACGGGCCGCCTTCATTATCTTGGAATTCGGCGAAGTATTTAAAATAAACGTGCCAATCGGTTATGTTTGCAAATTTCGCAGCAGCAGCAGGTCCGACAATAGCCCAGTTTGCCATAGCTTCCGTGTCGTGTATTACCATAAAATCAGTCTTATCACGATATCTATCAATAACCTCTAACCTTGCTTCCCATGTACCGTTATCAACAAATACAACACCCCATGATTCAGGAACTATCCAATTAGGAGAGTTGTACAATAAATGGTTATCACTTTCAAGGTGCATGAATTTCAACAGCCAGTCAGCATTATTCTCAACTGTTACCAATACTCTGCCCTTGCAAAGCTCGTGAAGCTGCGGCGTAGATAAGTCCCCTGCACCAAACTCAATAACATTTTTATCAGTTAGCTCAACTGCTTTAAACAATACTTTTTGATGCGTTCCGTAATTGTCCATCTCTGATTAAATTACTTATCAAATTATCCTGTAAATTTTCAAGCCCTCCGTTTGTGTCTCTGATAAACCTTCCCCACATTGGATGACCGCCGTACCAATGACACCCGATTGATTTTTCTGTAAATCGTCCTTTTTTAAGTTTAATCAAATCCCCCTGGTTAAGCGCATCGTGAGCATACACTACATCCATTGAAAGGTTAACGCCGCCAGGGATCTTATTTCTGAAATACTTATTAAACAAATCCGGACCTAAGCATTGATACGATCCGGGGCTGAAACATTCCGGGATTCTGTTTGCAAGCGTTTTAAACATCCTGCTATCCGGCTGTGCCATTACGAATCCAGTCGAATGACCATAATGTGCTATACATCCAAATGCTTCCTTATCTTCATACTGAGGTTTATTGACATATAATTCATTCATTGGTTTGAAGTAAATTATATCCATGTCAGACCATAAACCGCCGTAATGATTCAATAGGGTGATTCTCATATAATCAGCCTTGTGAACTTCTGCGCTGTTTCGAGTGAAACCATACTCACTAAAGTCAATTACCGTATGGATAACCGGTAATTTCAAAAGGTAAGGCATATAGTCGCGGCAAACAACCTTGTAACTATTTTCACCGGAACACCATGATACATTATTTGATTCTACCATCGGGGTCCATAGATACACATCCCAATCAGGATTCAAGTCAATAAACGTTTTAACCGTAAGATACCTCATGTACGGGAGCGTACCGCCACCCCAGTATATGTGAAGCATTTTCGGGACCCTTAAATTCCACATAAGTCAGGCGTTATTAAGTGTTTGGCACGATATTCTTTCAAAGGGATAATATCATATAATACCCTTTCGTTTGCTTTCCACAAGTCATAATATTGGCTCATTTTTTGAGTATTAGGATGCCACTGGTGAACGACAAAAGGAAATTCAGTTATATTAATCTTCAATCCTAAATTACGCACTTGTCTTACAAGGTAATCATCGTCAAAACTTAAACCGAAAGCAAACCGTTCATCAAAGCCGTTTAACCGGATAAGGTTCTCAGTTCTCAAAGCACAGCAATAATGAAAAGCCACGGGGTCATAAACAGGATGATTAGCCCACCCGTTACGATTACCCCAGTCGCCGTTCTCATCCGTTGTTGTTACGTGATTATCGTTTGCTATGACTTTATTTATGTCATAATCACTCTCTGAGGTTTCGCGATCAACCATGTAACACCCAAAAGAAAGGTATTCATCTTCTTTTACATCTCTGGCCCTTAACAGTACATCGCCTACATGATAACACTCAGGATTATGGATTACAACTACATCAGGATTGAATTTTAAGGCTTCATTGAATCCCTGGTTAAATACTGGTACGGAATTAATAGCCTTTACTTTGTTTTTGATTACCTTAACTTCAAACGGAAGCTCCGGTAAAACAATATCTTCCGGCGAACAATCATCAACAATAACAACATTAAAATCCCTGTATTTACTTTCACTCATTGAGATTAGTGTCCTCGTGAGTTGTGCCTGCCGGTTATAGTATGCCATTACCACGCTTATCATAAATCCTGGGTGATGAGATGCTTGGCGCGATACTCTGTATTATTTTTAAGCGAAGTCCATATCTGTTCATTATATGCAGTCAGGGCAGGATTGCGCGGCTCAATTGAATGCCATTGATGGTAAACAAACGGCTCGTGAATAAACTTAACATCAAGTTTCAGATTCTTAATCTGATGAACAAAGTAATCGTCCTCATAACAAATACCCTTCGCGAATCTTTCGTCAAATCCGTTTAATCTTTTAAGGTCACGGGCGTTTATTGCTGAACAAAAATGAAACATTGTCGGACGTACCATTTCGTGGTTATACCAGCCTTCATCACCGGATTCCAATGGAAGTAAATCACGCCTCTCTACGCCTATCTTCTGATCTTTGGCAAGTGAATAACAATGATAAGTAAGATACTCATTAGGCTTTATCTGTGAAGCATGAGTAACAATATCGCCTTCATGATAGCACTCTGCATTTTGAATGATTATCACATCCGCGCCTTTGTCAATCGCATACTTAAATCCGATGTTATAAAGCGGACCCGGATTAGATGAAATCTTTTCTACAAGCCTGTAAATGTCAACTTGAAATTTATAATCGCCTATTCCTGAGATTTCCTGTGGTGAAGCATCATCAATTATAATTACTTTGAAATCCTTGTACCTGGATTTGTTAATTGATTCCAGTGTCAACCGCAATTGTTCAATGCGGTTATAATAAGTCATGACAACAACAACATTAAGCTTGCCCATGACGGAGTAGATAAAAGATGGACGTGACAATTAAAGTCATACATAGCTTCAGGTTTTTGTCCTATGAATTCCCACAGAAAAAGCGGCGAATGAGTTAAATCAAAATGACAAACATCGATATTGATAGTATAGAAAAACATCAGCCACTGATCATGCGTTGCCATTAGTTCATTGAAATACTGTTCCAGAAAACTCTCTTTTTCATCCTTCGCCTCAAATCTCTATATCCTCTTTCGGCATTTATTTCATCCAACAGGTTAACCAGGGCTTCGGATTTGGTTCCGCCTTCGGCATAGTGGTTGCCGTAAATAGCAATATATCCACTATCATTCATCGCCAAACGAGCTTTGTTCACTATTTCGCTTACCCTTATCACCTGTTGTAATCATGTGCCAAATGTATTAAATTAATTTAACAAATGCAAAAACTCCGGTTACTGTGATTCGCCGGAGTTAGTCGGTTAGGCTGCTGCCTTAACCTGTGGCATAAAATAATTGCCGTTTGATTGTTTCGTCCCTCTTCCTGTTACCAACTCATTTGCCGTCAAAACCAAGTCAGCCCCGTGTACGCCCCATTTTTGTCGATATGGCTGAGAGGGGCGTTTCCCTATAACTCAGTTGTCCGGTCGCTATCCGGCTTCTTCTTAGCTCGCCGTACTTACCCGACGGATTAGGGATCACTGGCGAGTGATATGGCGGGCGTAGATTTATCCTCTCTTCTTTTGAATCCAAATCGTGCACTACAATTGATATACACGAATAGAGATTTACGCCCATTTGTGGAGCTGCCCGGAATCGAACCGGGGTCCGGCCAAACTTTCAATAACAGATCATCAAAGA